CGGCCGCCGCAATGAATGCTGGTGCTGTAGTTGTTACCCATGCTGTAAACGTCATTACTGCTGAACGAACCCAACTTGCCATCGTAGTTGCTGCTTTGACAATCGCATCTTTTGCCATGACTGCCCACTGTATCATAGTTTTTTTTGCAGTGGTAAGCCACGCAGTTGCCGTCTGTACCGCAGAGTTTTTCCATGCAGATAATGTCTCCCTGGCGTTAGTAACTGCACTTGTTGCAAATTCACTTACTTTTTCTTTCATAGTACTAAAAGCGTTTGACACATTTACCTTTATGTTATCAACCGCATTTGTTGCAAATTCACTTAAACTTTTTTTCATAGTATCAAAAGCGCCTGACACATTTACCTTTATGCTGTCAAAAGCAGCGATTGCACTGGACTTTACACTGTCAAATCCACTACTTAAGGAAATGAGTGCATCATCAGCAATGGTGTATATAGTTGTGCCAATGCCGCCCATCTTTCCTAATATTGAACTGAAGATGCCACTACCACCTGTTAGCATTTTATAACCAAGAAATATATTAAATAAGAGACTTGCTGCGGAAGCAACAGCACCGAGCAAAGTAAGGAACCCTGCAAAAAACTTTTTTACACTTTTTAGTGTTTGATTTACTTTTAATATAGCATCTGCGAAATCTTGCATTGCTGCAACTCGTGCTTCCTCTGCTAAAGTATCTCTTTCTTTTAAAGTTAAATTTTCTTCTGCTTCTGCAGATAAACTTCGCATTTGTGCCGCTTGCCCTTCTACTGCGGCAGTAGCAGCATTGATATCTCCTGCTTGTCCGCTAAAGAAACGACTTGCAGTTTCAATATCCGCTCCAAGAACATTTGCAATTGCTTTCTTTTGACGACGATCCATTTCATCAAATGCCATGCCACTTTCTTCAATTGCACCTCTTAGTATTTCAAACTTTTCTGGTCCTTCCGCTTCTAGTAATTCCATAGAATTTATAAAGGGACCTCCAAGCAAAAAGTTTAAATCACCTGTTGCTTCCATGGTTCCCTCTATGCTTTGATCAAATTTATCGATAATGCTGGTAAGTTTGCCAAACTCTATACCTGTTTGTTTTGCTGCAGTTTGCAACTTCTTAAATATGTCTACACCTTTTTTAGTTCCAAACTCTGCGAAAATCTCAAAGTTTTGATTTAAATCGCCCATTAACTTGTTCGGACCTACCCCAAGTGCCCTAGCAAATTTAACCATTTCTTTTGTTGTTTTCATTGCAGCACCTGGTGTTTTTCCAAGTGCCTTTGTAAAACCATCAATTGATTTACCAGTGGCGTCTGATTGAACTCCAAAACGCTCTAATATTGCTGCACCCTCTGTAAGATCTCTTCTGACACTCGCATCAACTTCTGTAAAATCTGTAAATGATTGTGCTAGACCTCTGAATGCTTGATCTGTCTCAGCTGCTAGAATGTTAATATCGTTAAATTCAAATCTTAAATTTTTAACTTCTACGCCCAATTCTTTTACTAGACCTGTATCTCTTACAAATTGAATGTCTGCTTGGGCAAATTCCATTAAAAGACCGTTTGAGTCTAGCATTGTTTGATTGAATTCTTCTCCAAGTTCTGCCATTTTTTGCATTGCTGTATTTACGAGATTAGCAGCAGTGAACTTTTGTCTAAATCGCGCAACTGCGACGTTCAAACTTTCATTAAAATTACCACCCTCTATTGCCTGTCTTGCAAGTTCTTGAGATAAACTTTGTGAAGACGTAACCAATCCGGTTCTTTGTGTGATTTCTTGATCTAATAATGCATCTACATTTTTTTGTTTTGCATTTATTTCATCTAATTGTTTTGCTTGATCTTCAAGCGCTTCGACTGTTGCTGTAGTTGTTTTGAATATAGCTTCGTTCGCTTGTTTTTCTTTCTCCAACTGTTGTAAGCGCTTCGTCTGTGCTTCCGTGCGGTTTTCATTATCTATCTTTTTAAGTTTTCTGAATTCATCAGCAATTTGCAGGTTTTCTTTTTCTTTTGCTATGATATCATCAAGAAGTTCTCTTTGCACATCAGAAGAAGTTAAAAATTCTGCCTGCGTGCCGAATCTTTTAAGTAATAACTCATTTAACTTTACTTGATCTTTAATTTCTATTTCACGAGCTTCATTAAGAGATTTCTGTCCATTTTTTAAATCTTCATAAACTTGTCTTATTTTCTCTAATGCTTCGAGGTTTCCATTTTGTCCATTTTCTTCTGACATCTGTGATTATTCCTACTTCAGTGGCCACTTAATGCCGGTTTCTCTTTCGAACTTCTCGACTGCTCTATCAAGACGATATCTATTGTTTAAAACGCGAGGGTCATTGAGTCCATATTTCAAATATGAATCCATATATTTTTTTTCTGAAGCGAGAGCTGCCCCAAATGAAAGAATATCCGGTCGTCTTCCCTTAACATAAAAAGTTCTAAAATCTTCGCCTGTTTCTCCGAACATAGTAAACAACATGCGTTTTATTTTAGCGCCGAATGCTTTTAAGGAAGATCCCAAGACTTCGTTAACCATTTTTAATTCTTCTAGATCAATAATAGTTTTGTTTTTCATACAAATAAATAGTTTTAAATATTAAATTATTCTTTAGGAGGGTCTGTATTTGCTCTTGGAAGAACTCTTTATTTGTTCTGCCTCTTTCTCTTTTTGATCAGAAAGCATAGTAAAATACCAGTTCCTTAGACCAACAGGCAAATTATACAACTCAAAGAAACTCCAACCGCCATAATACTTCATGTAAAAAAATTGTTCATAAACTTGTTTAAGATAATCAAGCGTCAGGCCAAAAAAACTCCGCAGTAAGCGGAACCTCCATATTGGTTTCTGCACCACATTCTTGACACTCAAACTCGCAAGAAAAATCTATACCTGGAATAATTTTAGCATAAGCTGCTCTTAGATATCGACTATCTAATGCTGACATCGAGTCAATATAAGATTGTATGTATCTAGGATCTGAGTTTCCATTCACTGATTGAATCAACTTTTTATACTGACTACTAACCAGTTTGTCATTCTTTTGTTTTTTATTTAATTGTGGTTTCGAGTCTTTTAGTATTTTTAACTCTAATTTTGTGTTTGTTCTTTGTATCGGTAATATCACAGTTTTATTTTCATAGTCAATGGTCGCATTAAATTCGTCTAAATTAGATTGATAGTCAATATTTTCTATCTCATCTAAATCAAATGTATGTTTTTGATTTGCGCCACATGACGTACAAGTCACTCGGGTGCTGTATTCTGCACCATAACCATGTTTTCTGCACGCAACAACAAGAGCATTTTTGTCACCAACTAACATATCAGATACATTCATTTTAGGATCAACTAAAACTGATTTTAGTAGTCTATCAATGACAGTTCCATTTTTAATAAAAGATTTATTCGTAAGTATATCTTCCTCTTTTGTTGTCATGTGTTTTATTTCTACTGATGTTCTATTGTAAAGGGGGTGTCCCTCATCATAAAGTAATCCTTCACTTGGCAAGTCAACAACTTCCGTTGGTACAATAAATTGAACTTGCTCACTTACTTGAGGTGGAGCAGATTCAGAAGATTGTAGATTGTCAGTTGGAACTCCAACACCTAATCGGTCTTGATTATTTCTCATATTTCCTCCTAGAAATACATAATATTATAACATTTTTTAAAGTTAGGTTTAAATTTTAAATTATACCACCCGGTGAAAACGCTCCTGGTATTAAAGATTGACCAACCGGTGCTGATGTTTGAGGTCCACCTGCGCTTCGTGCAGTTCCAGGGGTCTGATTAATATTCGGAAGTTGTAAATTCTCATAATCTGCTGCCACATAGGTTACACCAATATTTAACTTCATCACATCTTCTGAATCATAATTTAGTTCACCGCCGAAATCAATCGAGGAAACTTGTGGATCGATAAATGTCCACCTTTCTAATGGTTTACCGTCAGAATCTATGTGCTCTAATTTTAAGGAAAATTTGTTATTATCCAAATTAGAAAACAACTTACTCAACTGTGTTAAAGTTTGAACGGATTCATAACCTATACTTCTTAACCAACGATACACTGAATTTGATGCATTAGCGTTTACGTTTTGCACGTCTATCACTGATAAGGTAGTGTCCTCCCAAACATAATTTTTGGTTATGATTTCTGTTTGGGATGTAAAATTATTAATTAAAGTTTCGTTATCAAAACGAAAAATTGGTTTTGTAAAATTTGATATTAAAAATGGTTTTGGTCCGAAATCCATATCGCCATCAGAAATTACGTTTCCAGTGAAGAAGTTTATATAACCAACCCATTGAAATGATCTTTTTGGTTCTATATAGGTTTGATTCCAGAAGTCCGCCAAAACTGCACCTTACTAAGTGGAAACAGCAGGGAATACTCTACCGCCTGCTGGGTTGTTTTTAACTTTGTACGTGGCATAATCATACTGTATATTTAGGGTGTATTCAATTAAGTCATCACTATCGTAACCTAACGATCCAAAATCAACAGTGTAAAAGAATGGATTCCAAAGAGTCCATTCTGAAATTTCTATACCATCAGAACGAAGTTCAGCAAGTCTTACACCATTGCCGCCAACTGCGCGACTTGCCTCTCTTTTAGAAATAGATTGTAGGGCGACACCTGGGTCTTTTGGAGCAGAGTAACCAGATTCAGCAAGCATGTTCATAAGATTTGCAGCAGTGTCTGGAGTCATAGGATCTAAAATGGTAACATCAATTGGGTCCCAAGTAATTCTACCTGGGTATTTAAATGTATGTTGAACATACTTTACCTCTGCAGGACCACTCATGCTAAAAGTTGGTTTTTTTGCGGTTTTAACCAAATAAGTAGCAATCGTAGTATTACTATCAGCACCTGGGATATGCATTTGAAATTTATATCCTCTTTTTGGTTCTAGACTACTGTTGTTCCAAAAGCTCATTTATTTCTGTCTCCTTGTCAATCTATACTATAAATAGTATGGTTTAAAATTTAATCTTCAAATGACGCACCGGAATCCGTAATCACAAAATCAATTGCAATGAACTCAATAGCGCGAGCAGGTTTTAATAGAATCTTGGCATACAAGATGTTTCTATCAACCAAGTCTGGTGTTGTAGTGGTTTCGTCTAAGATCAACTTGTAATCAGATAAACCTAAACCAGAACGAACATCTGATAGTAGTGGTTCCACTCTACCAGAGAAACGATTCCAGGTTGTTTGAACGTTCTGATCGAACAACAACGTGGAAGCAATTCTAGAAATCTGTCTCTTTAAGAAAATCAAAAGACGTCTTACATTAATTCTGTCAAGGGCAGAAGGCGTTAACTGTAACGTTTTCTGACCAAAGATTACGATGCCCTCTGCAGGGAATTGCGCAATCGGGTTAATGTTTGCGTCATATAATTTATCACGATCTCTAGAAACCAATCT